TACTTTTCTACGGCTATTTGAAAGAAATTGACCTGCTCCAGTATTTTTGACACCGGGCAATACTTTGACAGTACCAGACCTTTTACCATAGGTATATAAAGCAGTTCTAAATACTTGAGAACGACTACCACCTGTAGATTTTTCCGGTCTTTTTTTTGTTATATTTTCAAAAGCCATTAGGTTCTAACTAATGTTTGAAGTTGTTTATAACACTCTACTCCGTATCTGTCTAAGTAAGGAGTTACAATAAGAATTTCATGATATTGGCTGCCTCTAACTAACCTATCTCCAGGTACAACGGATACGCCTTTTTCTACATAAACATTAAAACTTTCTATAGTTGTATTTCTACCATCTCTATCTTCTTGTGAACCTCTTGATTCAAATTTAGATTTTACATTTATTGTAGAATCAGACCAGTCGTCTGAAGGCAAACCTCTCTCATCTAGGTTTGTTTCACTTACACTTTGAATAGTGCATGTTTCTGGTAAAAATCTGTGTCGCAAAGGCATACTTGTATTTTAGAACAAAATGTTATAAAAATTGGTTTAGCATGTCTCCCATCATAAATTCTTTATAAACCATGCTGTAAAGCATTTTATTTTTACCTAGCAAGTGTGGGTTATGTCCCATTTGAGAACTGTAATCTCTTATAATGTTTATTATCTCTATTCCTATTACTTCATATAAGGATAGTAGTTTGGAAAAGTCTTTAGACCATCTAGCAGTGCCGTCTGGGTTGAAAATAACAAACGAACGAAAGCCATTAAGGATTATATAAGCAACTGCATCATGAAGTTTATAGTCCATTTTTTTTCCTAATATAGGAAAGTTGTAACCTTTCTGTTTGTAACCAGTAGAAATTCCTAAGCTACCTATGCTACCTTTTTTAGTAGGCCATATTTCTTGTGTTTTGTAATTTATATAGTCATATAGATATAGTATGTCTTTTACAATTGTTCTGTATTGTTTAAAAGACTTAGGGTTTGCTTTATACAATTCTAAAACTTTTTGTTTGTCCCAGTAAGAATATATAGGTTGATTATCTACTTCAGAATCATAATAATTATTTCTTAGCAAGTCTATCATTGCTAATACATCAACTGTATCTAATACATCTTTATAATCTGTATCGTCAATTATTTCTGTTAACCAATCTAATTCTTTGTTGTTAATATCTAAAGTTTTATCAATAGACAGTCTTTTATCTAAAGTCTTAGCCAATTCATCAGACAATGATAAATCGTGACCTATAATGCACTCTACTTTTATGTAAGAGTTTTTTGCGATATCTTCTATTCTTAAATCTTTAAGTAAATTATATAAATTAGCACCATCAATAATTCCTTCTACATCTTTATCGTTTATCGTTATAGATACTCTTTTTTGAGATTCTGATATTTCAGCTTCTTTACAATATATTTTTATTCCTTGTGATTTTATATGGAATGTACCTTTTTCCCCGTATTCTTGTTTAACAGATTTTATTATATTATTTGCAACCTTGTTATCATAATCTAATATATTGCAGTTAGGATGTATAGGTAGTAATTGTTTCTGTGCTGGTCTATCGAAGGTTAAATCTCTGATAGGTATATACATTGCAAGCAAAAAGTTTTTTGGTTGGACTGGGTCTGGCATAATGCTATAACTTTCATAATGAAAGAAATACTTATTATTACCACTTATTATTCCGTCAGTACCTTCGTCTTTTACCATCTGTATTTTGTCTTTTTTGCTTTTTCAAATTGTTTAAAAGATTTTTCTGTTAGGTCACTTGGGTTTTTTTGCCATTCAACATCAACAGGTGTTTCAAACATGATATTTTTTGCAATTTGTCTTTTACAAATTACATTATCTTTAGGACACATAATTTCTGGTTCCTCAGTTATTTTATGTGTTATCTCGTAACTTGTATCACAAGACAAACACTTGTAGTCATATCTAGGCATCTTTGTTTATTACCCTATTCTTTTGTCTTTTTTTTCTTTTAGAAACTTTGTGACAATCTTTACAAAATAACTTTAACCCATCTGGTGAATTTGGGTTTTTAGCAAAATGTGAGGATTTTTTATCTTTTTTACAAGACAAACAAATCTTCATTTTATCATCACCTAAATCATCTTTTTGTTGTTTAAGTATATCTATACATTCAATACAAAATCTTGTTAGACCGTCTAAATATCTTTGATTTCTTTTATATTCTTCTACAGGTTTCCATTCACGACAATACTTACATTCTTTTTCAATAGGGTCTTTTAAACTTTTAGCAGCTAATTTTTGTGCTTCATTAACTTTATCTGCTAATCCTTCTTCTTCCTCCATCCATGTTTTAAATCTTTCTAAACCAATAGACTGTTCTTCATAAGTTCTAGGAGTAGTAAGACCACCGCGACCGGTTTTAATAATTTCTAATATAGCCTCAGCAGTTTCTTCATTGTAAGCACCGCGTTGAGGTACGCCGGATTCTATTCTTAATTGACGAACTCTTTCATGTGTGACCCCCCATTCATCTGCCCACTCTTGGAGCATTTTGTTCGGGTCTTCTAGAAAGAGCTCCCTTGCTTCCTCAAGGGAAGGGGCTTTTCTATGTACCATACTCTATTATACAAAGAATCTGCTTTTAAATGGGTTTAATATTGCCATGTCTGCATTAGTTAAAACAGGTTGCAAGTTTTGTACAACCACATCTGCAAAGGCTATATCATAGTCTCCAATTCTTTCAGACAGAGCAATGTCAAAATTAGTAGGTGTTGTATTGTCTGATAAATGACTTGAGATTTGACCTGTGTCAGCTTTAGCTGAATTTTGTAAAGAAGTTAAAAGTAATCTACCAGAAGCTCTTGCGGAAGTTTGTTTTATTTGTTCTGGAATATCTGCTGATTGATAACCACCAACATAAGTAACTGAAATATTTTTAGGTTTTATACCAGACCAACGAACTACAATCCTTCTTAGTCTTCCGTTATCATAATGAACATAATCTTTTTCATTACCAGAAACTAATGTGTTACTATCTTCAGTAATAGTAGTTATAGAAGCAATAGGAATGTGTCTTAAAAATAAATCTTGTTGTTCTGAACCATCAAATACTTCTGTATATGTGTTTTGTTCAACATCATGACCTAAATAACGCTTAATAGCAGCATCCACATAAGGTATAAAAGTATTTGTGACTGAAGCTTCAACAGTTGAGTTTAAATCAACTTGAAGAAACTGTTGTACATCACTAACGCTACAGAGAGCCATTTAGGACTCCTTACTTGTCTTCTGTATCTTCTGGTTTAATAGCTTTGGTTTCTGGTGCTTTTTTAGCAGCTTTTTTCTTAGGAGCAGATTCTTTTTTCTTCTCCACTTTACCCCAACCTTGCTCTTTGAGCCATTCAGTAGGATATTCTTTACCTGCTTTAGCAATGAGAGAAGCTCCAGATTTAGGAAGTTCGGATAAAGGACCTTCCCAAATAGAACCATCTTTCATTTTCCAAATGCTTTTTTGTGGTTTAATATATTCTGACATAATGTTTATATTCTACCTTATAAAAACAAAAGAGCGGGTTTAATCCCGCTCTTAAGTATAAATCTAGCTAACTTTAGAAGTTAGTGATTTTGTGGAAAGCTGCTTCTCTGTAAACAGGGAAACCGACTCTCATTGTAGCTCTGATTGCTAATTGATTCTTTGTAAAGAAATCGCTATGTGAGTCAGATACGGCTACTTCCATACCTTGTCTCATAACAACATTAGCTGCTTCGCCACCACCGAATTTACCAACAAGTACTGTACCTGCGGAAATTGCGGTTGTAGGAACGACTTTTAGTCCCCAGATTTGTGCTGAAGGACCTGCGCCCATTCCACCGGCTGCTACGAAAAGTGGTGACTTATCTGCATAACCAGCGGAGCTTGTTCCGGCAAAGTCGGAACCAACTGCTGTAACAACATCATTCCAGTCATTAGGATGCATAATAATTGCATCTGGTTCTGTGAATGCGTTGACACGAATGTCGGTAATTGCACCGTAAATAGCACCAATTTTACCTAAAGTTCCTGCATAGGAGCTAAAGTCAGTTGAGCCAACGGATGATTTACCAGCGTCTAAGATTCCTTCTAAGTTTGGAGCAGTACCGTCTCCACTAAGGAGTTGGCTGTCCATACGAAGTCTAATCATTGTTTGAAGTCTAGAGTTCAAGTAACCTTGAATACCAGATTCGTCTGCTAATAATTCATCTGTAACTGGGATGAAAATACCCATTTTACGGATTGCTTCTGTTTGCTCTGTGAAAGCTAATGCTGCTTCACCAACTGCGGCACCTTCAGCAGCTTCAGCTGCATTGTTTGTGAAGGTTGTTTCCTCAAGGTATGAGAAAGCATTTTGGTCACTGTTGATTACATCAAATAATGATATAACAGCATTTGGGTCTCTAAGAGCGGTCTCCAAGATTCCAGGTTGTCTTAAGACTTCCGGTGGATATCCTGTAGTTGTTAATGATGTTTTTGTCTCAACTTTTGAGTCAACACCTTTGACACCGTTAGACATATAATTTTTATATGCATCTGTGTCTGTAAATTGCTCGCCAACAGATTTTACTTCTGCTGATACACCAGCTTGTGGCATTTCAGATACTGGCTTTGAATCTTCTGAAAGAGCCTTTTCGTTTTGAGCTTTTTTCTTCTCAATTGAAAGGTCTTCTACGAGTTCAGCAAGTTCGTCATTTCTTGACTTAATTTCCTCTTTTTGTTCAGAGGTGTACTTGCCGTCTTCGTTAGCTTCAAAGACAGATTTAAGTTCTGTTCTCTTAGCAGCAACTTGGTCCATGAGTTCGTTAATTTTACCCATTTTTTAGATTCTCCAATCTATATTGCTTATACTTCTTCTATTTCTTCGACTAGAGATTCAGCGATAATCTGCTGAGCTCTTGCCCACTCTGCGTCAAATTCCTCATCGTCAGATGAATCAGTGTTATCTTCTGGAGTTTCTTCTTCTGCAACTTCATCTTCCGGTTCAGCATCAACAGATTCCTCTGCTGGTGCTTCTTCCTCAGTAACTTCTTCGACTTCAGTTTCAACATCAATAGTATCAGTTGAAGCCTCAGCTACCTCTTCAGATTCAGCTAGTTCATCTTCCACAAGTTCTTCTTCTATTTCTAACTCCAAAGCACCTTCTGTACCAACAGTTCCGATGAACTCATCAATCTCGGTCCATGCGTCATTTAAGTCGTCTGCGACTGAACGCAATGCTTCGGTGGCTTTAACGCCTAATTTCCTACCATCTTCGTCTCGGAGCATAGCTATTGCTTTAGCTCTTGCGACTAAGTCATCCAATGCGGCAAGCACATCTTTGACTTCATCAGAGAAAGGTTTGCTTCCTTCTGAAATCTCTAAATCTTCTTCACTTTTCATTTCTTTTTTATCCTCTTCCATCTTTACACAAGGACCACCCTCATGATATTTGCAAGATTTCATTTCTTGCTCTTCATCTTCGTAAGACTTCTTATCTGAACAACAAGCACAAGATGTAGATTCTTCTTCTTGAACCTCACTTTTTTGTTCTGTTATTTCTTTAAGAAGTTCTGTATTGGATTTAATAGCAAGAGTGTAAGTATCTTGATTAGCTCCAACAAGAACTGGTGAAACTTCATAAACAGTTAAATCTTTTAGGTATCTAGCATTTGTACTATTATCATCTGCTTTTGCATACTCTGAATCATTTACTTTATATCCAAATGACCATTGTTGCATGTCACCCATATTTTTTACAAGATTATAAGCTTCTTTACCGGATTCTGTATCCATAAAAAACTCGCCTTTAAATACGGCTTTATCATCATCTTGTGCGATTGTACCTTTTCCAATTGGCATGTCCCATTTATGTGACCAAACCATAGGTACTTGATTATTTTTAAAACCAGATTTGACAGCTCCCGGTACAACAACATCTCCATCGCTGTCAAGGGAGTTGAACAAACTGAAAACTGCTTCGACTTGACCAGAGTCATCTTTTAACTCTATATCAATATTTTTAGATTCGTTATTCATACATCCTTCAATCTTAAATTGTACAATAGATTATTTAGATGTGCGTCTTTACTATTTTATACTATGTTTTGGTGATTTAGTTTTTTATTATCTAAAGTCTGATATTATTCTGAGTTTTGAAATCTCTACTTTTACGCTTCTATCTGTTCTTTTATGGTCACCATTTTCTAAACGAGCCCATACCATAATAGTCGCTTCTTCATCGTTTACTGATGTAACAATACCATGAACAATTGATGGTGGGTCTGGGTCTTTTTTGATTGACCAACTGACAGCTTGACCTACTCTAACTGATTCTGCTTTGTTTCCAGATTTTTTAGAAGACAATGGATGTGAACTTGGTAGCAAATCTTGGTCATAAGGTTTTCTTCTAAACTTACCTGTTCTTAAAGCTCGTATAAAACCGTTGACACGGGCCATTGCCCACTGGTCAGCAGATGTAACATTACCTCTAACTGAACCTGGGTTAGTTCTATATGCACCAACACCTCTGTTAAATACTGCAATAAGCATTCTAACTGTTGCTCTATGCTTAGGATTTTTAGAGTTATGGTCTTCTACTTTATTAGTAAGAGCGGTTCTAACTCTATCAGATACTGCTTTTAACAAATACTCTTCTGCTATACCAAGAGATTTTTTTCTACGCTCTCTAATAACTTTTTTATAATCGTTAACAATTGACTTCATTTGTGAAACACCACCAGCAGTTACACCGCCCCATTTCATAACAGCAATAGTTCCGTTAAGTCTGTTATTTTTCTTGTGACGATTCATAAAGCGTTCTCTTCTCTTAACCCAGTTAAGTACTGACTCACTTCTGTCTCCACCTTTGTAGGCAGTCCATCTGTTGTAAGCGTCATTACCAGTAAATGAAGTAGGAGGATTACCACCGGTACCTGCTCTTCTCCAAATTTCTGGCCAGTTTTCTTTTAAATCTTTAACATAAGCGTGACTAGGAAATTGTTTATGTTGAGAGTTAGATAAACTTATTTTTTGATTATCTCCACTCTTTGGAAAGTTTGTTACTTTATCCGGTGCTTTTTCTTCCGGACTATGTAGTTTGTCACCTTTTTCGTACATTGTTTCAGCTTCTTCTAAAGAAACTTTAATTTCTTCTATGTTTCCCTTTTTAGGTTTATTAACAGCATCTAAGTAATCTTGATGTGTTGCACAAGCCATGTAGAACTTATCACCATCTACATCAATGTAGTGTGTTCCCTCACAACCAAGTTCTTTAGCTCTTTCTTGAGCTTCTTCAATTGTAGTGTAAGTGTCTTTCATTAAAGCTGCCGGTTCTTTATCTAAGTAACTAGGAGTTTTTTGAATTTCATCTTCTCTTTCTACTTCTGGAGGTAAGTCTATACTTGTAAGTTTGCTTCCTTCATCATCATTGTTATTTGCCGGAGCAGGTTCTTCTGTAGGATTATCATTAAGAAGTGGTGAACCATCTTCTGTAACTTGAATCATATTAAGAGGTCTTAAATAAACATCATGTCTATCATCTGCCTCTAGTCCTACAACTTTTCTTGCTTCGCCAATTGTTACCCAACCCCCTTGTACAGCAGTATTCATGCGTTTATAGAGATTGTCTTTGTCATCAGCTAAAGCTCTAACATTAGTGATATCAAATTCTGCGTATTCGTTTTCACTTCCGTCAAACTCTGGTCGTAACAATTGATGAGTCAAATCTTGCGCAACCATGTTCCACATTGGAACTAGTTTAGACTCTGTAAAGAACTCTCTAAGTTCTTTTGTATTTGAATAAGTTGCGGAATCAAGACCAGCACCGAGTCCTGCGAGAATAGCTGGAACGCCAAGTACCGCTGAAACTCTTTCTTCTGGTATTCTTCTTAATTCTGCCAACTTCATTTGGTCTGGAGAAAAAGATACTATTTCTACATTCATAGCACCAGATAAAACCATAGGCGCACCTCTGTTCTTACCACCAAACTTTTGCTTATACATTTCAGCAATAGCTTCGGCTTCTTCTCTCGTTGGCCCACCCATTTGGTCATCTCTTGGAGAGAGGATTACTCCGGGTACTGCCATATTGTGCAACAAAGCAGCAGTGTATTGTCCTGCGGCTTCGTCTCCTGCTATTTCTCTTAGAACGCCTCTAAGTGGAGCAAGACCTCGCCTCATGTTATTTGGGTCAACATTTTGGCGTAAATGAATCATATCTTTTTTATCTATCCTTACAGAATCTTCACCCTGTGTACCACCTTGTGGTTGATAATCAAAATGTGTAATAAGTTCGTTTTCGTTACCTTTAGCTTCTACTAAGTGAGGCATTAAAGGAACTAGTTCTACAACTTGTCCTCGTTGATTTCTATTCTTATAAATAAAAGCATCTCCGTTTGCATTTAGAGAAGTAACAATATAGTTAGCTAATAACTGTTGTGTCATGTAAGGATTTGGCTTTCTAAATAATCTAGCCATTGGATGATTCATGTCCGGGTTGTAATCGCCTTCTGAATTTCTTGTAGCGACTAAAAGTCCTGGTTCTGCAAATGAGGTTGCTAAAACACTAAGACATGCAATAACAGCAGAGTTACCAGTTCCGTCACCTAGTTCTGCTAATTTTTTATGGTCAAAATAACCAGACTGGGTATTGTAACCCATGACTGCTTGATTTAAATATGAATACTCTGATTGATTAACAATTAAACCTTTTTCGTTTAATTCTCTTCTTAGTCGTGCATCAGTTGGTGCATTCAACCAATCTAATGCTTTTGAAAACCTTGATTTATCTTCGGCCATTAATACGCGCTCCAGCTTCTTGCTTCTTGTAACATTTGAACACCGTAAGATAATGTATCAATGATGTCATCATGAGCACCTGCTGGGAAAGTCATTATTTCTCTCTCAACTTCTGGTAGCCAATGTGTATCTCTCAATAAAAATACATCTCCCGATTCCATTCGGGCAGATAAAGGCAGTGCGCGTGTAACTTTATCTTTGTCCGTCTTAAGGTCTTTAACTCGAATACCAGCTCGTTGCGCCATCTGGATTATCGCAGTTTGGAAACCTTGGCGTTCTATACCTACATATTTTAGCTTATTTTTATCCATTGCGCGTTTTATCGCTGGAATAATATCTGGGCCTTCTAATTTGGCTCTAGTCATGTCAATAACAAGTAATCTATTGTCCGGAGTTCTTGCAAATGATGTGATAACAGTAAAGTCTGAATTTTTATTTGTTGTTGTAGCTAAGTCAACAATTCCAAATTTTTCTAAATTAGATAGATAATATTCTGAACCTTCGACTATGCATTTAAGATTTCCACCTGCGTCTGGAACCATAGCAAAATAATTTATCCACTCTGGTTTCAACATACCTTGACCTGCATCTACAAACTCTGCTAAATACTCTTGAGCAAAAACAATAGACCCAACTTCTTTTCTAGCAGATTCTACTTCTTCGGGGTCAATCATAGGATTGTCAGTAGTAGCAAATTGAAATCTTTCCCAGTTGTCTGCTTCGTCTGCTACTTCCCATAAGTCATAAAACCAATTGCTTCTTCCAATAGGAGTGCTAATAAATAATGCAGACCCTTTTCTTTCTGTAAGAGTAGGTCTAAGAACTTCTTGCCATACTTCTGGTTTTACGAAAGCTGCCTCATCCATAACAAGAAAGTCAAGACCCTCTCCACGAAGTCTTTGTGGATTGTCAGCAGAACGAACTGCAATAGAACCCCCGTTAGGTAAGTCAATTTGCATATTAGCTAAAGATACTGTTGGTTCTATTTCTCTAGGAAATGATTTTGCACTTGCAGCAATATCTCTCCAACCAACTCTAGCAATAGAAAATGTAGGGGCTACCCACCAAGCTCTACCACCTTTGAGTGCTACTTCCAAACACATTTGAACACCAAGTCGTGTTTTACCAAATCTTCTACCTGCACATAAAATTTTCCAACGAGCTTCTGAGTTTGCTACTTTGCGTTGTCCCTCATGTAAGGCAGGAAGTTTAGGAACATACTTATTAGTCATGAAGTTCTTTATACATAATGATTGGAGTGTGCTCACCTACATAAGCTCCCAAAACATTTAACTCAAGGTGTGCATAAGCTTCACTATACGCATTGTCTTCTGTTATTTCTTTTGGTGCGTCTTCGTATATGCCATCGATAACCATATCCAACATTGTATAAAAATCATAAATTGCTTTTCCGTCCGAAGAGTAACCTAAGTAAGCCTCCTCAAAATCATCTATAATCATTGCTTTGGGATTGAACTCTGTTAGCTCGCTATATACATCTTTCATTTCACCCTCCAGTGTAATACAAGAAAACCTTTTAAGAGTTCAGTATACTCGCGTTGAGAGCCAACTTGTTGTCTTCCGTCAAAGATGTCATGATGATGTTTACACAACATACATACATTCATAGGGTCGTCAGATATGTCTCTGTTTGCTCCACCCATACCCTTTGCTTTTAAGTGCGCCATCTCTAGCCATTTTTTAGAATTGCATCCCGGCCACTCGCATGTGTATTTTGCTCTTGCTAAAGCTTTCTCCCGAAGCTCAGATAGATTTTTCTTGCCGGTGCCTTCTCGTTTTTTTTGCCCCATTCCAGATATTCCCGAAGAAGCACTACGCCTCTGTTTAAACTCTTGAAAAGTTTCTTTTTCCGGGTCCCAACTTATTTTATTCATGGTGTGCCTAGACTCCTTTTGAATAAGGCTATCCCCGAAAGAATAGCCAGTGATGGGAGGATATCGGTTAGTGGAGCCGACATAATCATCTTAACATTTAAATCTAAAACCATAGGTTTTATTATAGTCGAACTAGTTCCTCTTTGTAGAGATAAGCTAAAGAAATCATTCTTTCGATTATGTATCGTTCAAGAGCTTTTGGATTTAGATTTGGCTGTCTCCAAGTGTCGATTATTTTTTTACCCTTGATGTAAGTTATCTGTTCCCCACTAACTTTAAATCTCATTCCATTTTGTATATAATCTAAAGTCATTTTTTTATAGTAGCACCCAACTTTGAATATTTTTTTTATTGCCCCCACCCAAACTTTTTAAAGGTAGGTACAGCTAACCCTGTGCGGACCCGCCCAACACAAAATTTAAATACTCCGAGGAATGTCCCTTGACGGACGACATACGGGCTGGCTAGACCGCTTACTTTTGTTCTAGTCGTACAAGATATTTTAAGAGCCAGTATCTTGAACTGTTTGTAATTAAACAGATTAGAACGAATGTCAAACAAAGTCAAACGCAGAAAGTAATTAATAATTTACTTTTGAAATTTGCGTGTATATACAACTGTGTTACAATTTTATTATCGAGTACAAAGAAATAGAGCATCTTCCAACCGGGTGCTCTTTTTCTTATACAACCCCTCTTGTCCCTCATACAAACAAAAAGTCGTAGCTTGCTGTGAAGGTGGCGCATGTTAACCTCTATTAGCCACATACAAGCCCTCTAACAAGAGCTA